CGAACGGGGAGACGACCTACGGCTTCGCGCTGCAGAGGCGATACTCAATAGGGTCGGTCTAGGCAAGCAGGAGACGATGAACCACAACGTTCAGGCAATCCATGGCGTTGTGTTGTTGCCACCGAAGAAGGAAGTAGTGATTGATGGATGATAATAAAAAAGCCGCAGCTTACGCTACTGCTACCAGTGCTGGTGTTGCAGGTGCGCTAGCATTAGAGGCTATGGATGAGCCTAAAAGAAAGCCAAGAAAACGAAGACCTATAAAAAAATCATCAAATGCCTCTAGTATTAGATTAGCAGAAGAAGAAGTTAAACGACTACAGACAATTAAGTCTAGAGATTTAAGTCCTAAAGATAGAGACATTAAAGAAGAACTTATTAAAAGACAGAAGGACATTATAAAAGGATTAAAACCAGAAAGCTTGACTAAGATTGCAACTAGGTTAGGTTTAAAATCTATACCGGGAGTAGGCGCATTTCTGTCTAACTTCATTGGAAAACCTGCAGGTAAAGGTTCTTCCCTAGATGGTTTTAACAAGGGCGGTATGATAAATCATAGAGGCAGACCCGCATCAGGTTCGGCAGAGAAAAATAACTGAGTGGCCTAGAGAAATGCCTGAAGAAAAGAAGCCACGGGGCAGACCCAAGAAAGACCCTGAAGCTCCCAAGGCAGTATATAACCTGTCTAGGAAAGAACGAGCTAGACGCGCTCTACAGGCTCGTGTTCGTAAAGCAGAGAGCCAGAAGAAGAAGCTACAGAAGAAGTCAAAACAGAAGTCTGAGTACGCACGAGTCTTAAAGAAGAGTGCAAAGAAAGTAGAGTCAGCCCTAAACCAGAAGACTACTCGCGTCGTAGATATGGACGACGTATCTAATCTACCAGCTACCGTTCGAGAGATAATAGATGACACACCAGTTATCTTCAAGCCTAATGACGGTCCTCAGGAAGAGTTTCTATCTGCTAGTGAACAGGATGTCCTCTATGGTGGCGCGGCAGGTGGTGGCAAGAGTTTCGCACTTCTGGCTGACCCACTCAGATACTGCCACAATTCTAATCATCGCGGTCTTCTCCTTCGTCGTACTCTTGATGAACTAACAGAACTGATAGATAAGTCTAAGCAGTTGTATACCAAAGCGTTCCCCGGAGCGACCTTCCGGGAGTCTAAGTCAACGTGGGTCTTCCCCTCTGGGGCAACCATGTGGTTCACCTACCTAGATAGAGACAAGGACGTAACACGTTTCCAAGGACAGGCTTTTAACTGGATAGGCATAGACGAGATAACCCAGTACCCAACAAGCTACGTGTGGGATTATCTCAGGTCACGTCTTCGTAGTACAGACCCAGAGCTACAAAGAAACCTCTGTATGCGTTGCACAGCGAACCCCGGAGGTGTTGGTGGCTGGTGGGTCAAGAAGATGTATATAGATATAGCGGAACACAACAAACCGTTCCCCGCTGCAGATTTAGAAACAGGCAAGCCCTTCGTATGGCCTAGGGGACATGAGAGGGAAGGGCAAGCTCTGTTCTATCGTAAATTCGTACCTGCTCGTCTCACAGATAATCCTTATCTGATGGCCGATGGACAGTACGAGGCGATGCTCCGTTCCCTACCTGACGTTGAGCGTCGTCGACTATTAGAAGGAGATTGGGATGTTGCTGAAGGGGCTGCTTTTCCAGAGTTTTCACGAACTCACCACGTTGTCGAACCTTTCGATGTACCTACCAATTGGCCTCGCATTCGGGCGGCAGACTATGGGTATGCTTCCCCGCCCTGTATTCTATGGGGTGCTATTGATTGGGATAATAATATTTGGGTTTATCGTGAACTGTATATAAAACACTTGACAGCAGAACAGCTAGCCGATAGAATACTAGAAATGGAAGAGTTAGACCCTCTCCCGCACTATACAGTGTTAGATGCATCCTGTTGGAATAAAACAGGCTTCGGACCTTCGATAGCAGAAACTATGATGCGCTCTGGTGTTAGATGGACACCATCAGATAGAAACAGACTACAAGGAAAAATGGAATTACATAGAAGGTTAGCGGATGACCCCTATACCAAAGAACCACGTTTACGTGTCTTCTCAACTTGTAAACATACTGTCGCACAACTGTCAGGTATTCCGCTGTCCAAAACCAATAGTGAAGACGTTGATACAAAAGCTGAAGACCACGCATATGATGCACTCCGTTATATGGTTATGACACGCACAAGTGGTTATACATCAATACACAAGACCTTGCAAGGTATAAAAGACCAGACATACCAACCCTTTGATAATACATTTGGATATTAAATATGGCAGGTGGCGGTACTAAGCCGATAGAAATTAAAAGTAAGTTTGACCCTCGCGTGACAACTTTGCGAGAGGTTGTTGACTTATACGCTAAGGACGCTCGTGCGGCAGGTCGTAAGATTGAAGATTTTGAAAAGACTTTTAATCTTGCTGGACTAAAGGATATGCTAGATAGACCAGCTATTGATATGTTCGAGGGTAGCTGGGATGGTGATTTAAATCCACTAGAAGCCGCCTTACAGGGCAAAGCAGAGTCTACACATCGTTCGGTTATATCTGCAGTAAGTAATGTGCAGAGAAATGTTATAAGAGAAGCAACCAGATTAAAAACTGGTTCTGATTTAATACAGATAACCGATACTGTATATATACCTCCAAAGTCTAAAGCCTATACTAAGAGTTTTGGTTATAATCCTTACAAAATAGGATTTTTAACAGAGGCTCTTGTAAAACATGTAAAAAATAATCCTGCTGATAAACCGATTGCTAACGCTATTATGTTTCAACTTCAGACAGGACTACGCCCCTCTGCCGTAGGTGGTCTTCCTACTGCATCCTTCAAAACGTCGGAACGTCCGGGAGGTTCTCCGGGGATATTTATACCGAAGGATATGAAGGGTGTTAAAACAGATAATAATATAAATGTACCGCTATCAAGACGTTCTATAGCTATACTACAAGACCAAACAATATACAACGAAGCAGAGTTTGGTGATAGTGAAGGATTTTTTGTAAGACGAGTAGGAAATAAAGTAGAGTCTATTACGGATACTGACATAAATAGGGTGCTTAAAAAATTAAATTCTAGTTTTGGAATTAAAAAAGACCTTAAAACAGTAGACACTAAAGATGTACCATACCTAACCTCCTACGACCTTCGACGTTTAAATGCAACGGCCTTTGACCAACTAGGTGTTGATGTAAACAGAGCAGGCGCATTAGTAGGTCGCCCTATACAAGCAAATACAGAACAATCTAGATATATTGGGGCGGCTCCCGGTGTTTATGGAGACTCTGCAACAGAAGATGTAAATAGGATATCCAATTTCTTTCACCAGCAGTACGCAGAAACACTTTCGGGTGCTAGCGAAGCAGGGCAACAAGGTAAGTCTCTAAGTCTCAACACAATGTTATTTGATGGTGAAACACCAGAGTTTACTGACATAGAAACAGAAGCACCCGCACCAATAAAGATAAAGAAGTTTGACGTTGGTACAGATATACAAGTAGAAGAAAAAGGTTCTGTTAAAGCTACTGATAGTCAAGTAGATACAACATCAAAACAGCCTTCTCCAGAATTGCAAGAACAATTATCTAAGAATAATCTAAATTTCGCAGATATAGTTGCAAATTTTGGAAAGAAGGTTCTTCCTGTAGGTTTAGTGGGAGCAGGCATTCTAGCAGATACTGAAGGTTTTGCTAGAGACGTTGCTATAGAGGGGGCGGCACTTGCATCAAAAGTCCCTGCAGGACCTGCTGGAGCTTTGCCTATGATTGTAGCTCCCAAAAGAGTGGGCGCAGGAGAATTACAACCTGATGACCGTCCTGCAACACAAGAAGAATTAATCCAAGCAAGTGTTGACAGAGGCTCTATGACGAGAGAAGAGGCTATGCAATTCAGGGCAGATAATGACCCCCAAGTTCAACAAGAAATTATGGAACAAGAAGCTATGCGAGATGCTGGCTTCATAAATATTGACAGAGAACCCGAAGCCAACTCTGTTAATCAAAATCAAGGCTTCCTATCTAGATAAGGAGAAAAGATATGCCCGGAAATAACTATAACTACGGTGCTGCTTACATTATGAACTCAGATAAGACATCTGTTGACACAGACGAGGGTGCAAGCTCCCTAACACGCGGAGGCTTGGAATTTGATACTCGTGTACAACAAGGTCCTATAACTGAAGACATGCCAAAGAAGCAGACTAAGCCAACAGTTGAAGCATCGTTATTCGCTATGGCAGACGAACGCGACTATTAGGAGAAGAAAATGACTCAAAAATTATCTGCAGATGCGATGATTTCACGCATCTATAACATGACTAGAGGTATGGTTTCACCTGAATTTGCAAAGAGTGAAATGAAAACTAAAAAAGCTTCACCTAGAGGCGGTGTCACCAATAGAAAAATGGGTGGTAAAATACCTGCTAAGAAAAAGAAGTAAATATGTCAGAAGACAATTTCCTACAGCCTGCAGACGACACAACCATACCCGTTCAATCCCCAGATGAAATGCTTCCGGGGTTAGCAGGGTACGTCCGACGCAAGTTTGAAGAGGCTGAGAACGGACGTTTCTCCTACGAGCAACGTTGGTTACAGGCTTTTAAAAACTTTAGGGGCATCTACGATTCGACTACGCAGTATAGAGACTCCGAAAGGTCACAGGTATTCGTAAGAGTAACCAAGACCAAGGTTCTTGCCGCGTATGGTCAGATTATAGATATCCTGTTTGCTAATAAAAAGTTTCCACTCGTTGTAGAACCAACTCCTATGCCAGAGGGTATAGCAGAGTTTGCTCACATGGAAACTCCTCTAGACCAAATGTCAGAAGACCCTTACGGGTTCTCAGGCGACGGCAGGGAGCTTACTCCCGGAGCCTTAGGTGCTAAACCCTCTAAGGACTTTCTTGGTGGGCTAGAACAGTCTACGGGGCAGTTGCCACTGGCTGAAGGACCTAGCAGGGTAGGCGAACCACAGATTAGCCCAGCACAGAAGACAGCCTTGAAGATGGAGAAGTGTATTCACGACCAACTTCTCGACACGAATGCGGTCAATGTTTTCAGGAGTGCAATCTTTGAATCGGCTCTTCTAGGTACAGGAATTGTAAAAGGACCTTTCAACTTCAACAAACGTATCCACAAGTGGGACAGAGACG